CGCAGCGGGTTCTTTAAAAAGGAACAGAATGATCCCTGGCTCTATGCAATTGTCTATAAAAGTGAACAAGAGCCCCTAGACCCTAGAACAACCAAGTGGTATGATCTAGTTGAAAAGAACCTGGTTCCTGATACCGCAATTGCAAGCATTCATAGGCATGGTTACTTGCGGCAACGAGATCTTGTAGTGCCCTGGTTAGATGGCAGCTTGACTTGGATGGGGCATCAATAGATATGACCACTTTTAAGCCTGGCACAACTTATGTATACGAGCGAGATGGCAACACTGTGTATGCTAGAGAACATGGAGCTGACCCGAGCGAACGTACAGCAGTCGGCTGGAAACGCGACGAAAGACTTGCAGAGCTAGCAGATAACATGCTTTGGAGCGATATTCGTCTAGCAGCACAAACCAACCCTGTGTTGCAAGAAATGTTAGACCAAGTTATTATATTATATAAGCTAAGTGACAAGAATCCAAAATAAGTTTCTTACAATCCAGGCAGTAATCGTTTGATTGGGTAACCAGTGGCAATCTCCTCTACTGTCCATTCAGTATGCGCAATATCAACCAGCCAGTTGGCCCTATCGGGGCGCACTGGCTTTTCTATTTGTGATAGATCTAGATTGCCCACAGGTGCCGCTAGGCTACTAGCACCAACAAACACCGGAACTCCGGCTATAGCAGCTTGTACCCCCGGTCCGCTATTCCAGTTAATCACAGCCCAAGCGTCTTGCAAGCATTGATCAAAATCAAAATCATCATAACTGTTTGCTAACTTTTGCGGAACTTGGTACGTACAACCCAGTGGCGGCACAACACGTTGCCTAGGATGTGTGCGTAATATAATGGGTCGAGTACTGTGGGTTTGCACTTGTTTTATTGTGTTGGCTACCCAGATAGCTGCGTCAGGTTGCGCATGCCATTGCTCGCTATCAGATCTTTGGGTAGCAATTACAATGTTTCTGCCAGTGCTGCGCCAAGGCGTTAACGCAAGTCCTAACTGGGTAACTCTGTTAGCATCTAGCCCTTGCCCCCAGTATGCAGTATTACCGGTACCGTTGACTCCTACTTTCCAGGTTTTGCCTCGATCAAGCAGCCCTACTTCAAGCACGATAACAGGGCGCTGATTGTTTCTAAAGTATTGCCAAACCTGTTGGTTGCCCTGCATCCTACCTGCCCAAACCTGACTCCAGATGACAGCAACATCGGCTGTGACGTCATGTGACTGATATTCTAGCCCTAATTGTTTCAACCCGCGTTCAAATGCCTTAAACACAGACTGACTGTTTAGTGCACCAAATTTATTAAAAATACCAAATCGCATATGTTAAATACCTTGCACTTTAATTATGGTAAACAACATGGTTCGTAAATTTGCAGTAGTCACTACGTTTAATCAATCAGGATACAGCCATTACGGTAGTAAAATGATTGATACTTTTCTAGCCACATGGCCGCAAGAGGTTGATTTATATGTATATGCAGAAGATTGTGTGGTACTGCAACTTGACCCTAGATTGCATGTGATTGATCTCAACAGCGCATCGCCGGACTTGGTTGCATTTAAAAAGCAATGGAGTCAAGTGCCCAAAGCAGTCGGGCAGGTGCTGTACGTTTTTCTCACAAGGTATATGCAATATTTCATTGCGCCGGTACACAGCCAGCCGATTGGTTATTGTGGATGGATGGCGACACTGTGTGCCACAGCACAATTAGCCTTGCCCAATTGGGCAAGCTTTGTCCACAGGATAGAGACCTGTGCTTTTTGGGACGTAACCAAAAGTACTCTGAATGTGGTTTGTATGCAATGAATCTTGCTAGGCCGGTTGTGGGAACTTTCTTGAAACTGTTTCAACGCTATTATGATGATGCCGAAAACGGAATATTCACCCTGGATGAATGGCACGACTCATTTGTGTTTGACGCTGTGAGAAAACAATGCACCTTGAACGAATTAGATTGGTCCGGTAATCTGATCACCGGAGAAGGCCATCCCTTGATCAACTCGGAATGGGGTGCATATTTGGATCATCTCAAAGGTGCTAGGAAAGATTTAAAACGTAGTAAACTTACAGATCTTAAAATAAAACGTACAGAAGAGTACTGGCAATGACCTGGACATTTTTAAGCAAGAATAACCAGGACGAGTATATAGAAATGTTTGCTCGAGGATCTGGGTCTGTGCCCACTGCACTAGAAACTTGGCAGTACGAGCATGACCAAAATACAATTGTGGTACGTGGCATAATGAAGCATAAGATTATCAAGAAATGTTGGCAGGATCAACGCCCATTTTTGTACATGGATTCAGGTTACATGGGGAATCGTGCAAGTATTAACAATCCCAGTGGATGGAAACACTATCATCGAATTGTGTTCAATGACTTGCAGCACGATAAAATTATACCACGGTCGGCTGATCGGTGGGAACGACTACGAATTAAAATACAACCCTGGCGCCGTACCGGTAACAAGATATTGATTGCAGCACCTGATGAAAAACCTTGCATATTCTACGGCATTGATCTTGAACAATGGATATCACAAACTGTAGCTACAATAAAACAACATACTGATCGTCCAGTAGAAATACGTCAACGTAATCCTGATAGACAAGTTAGAGTTAAAAATAACTTAGAGTCTGCACTAGACGATGTGCATGCTGTGGTCACATTCAACTCAATTGCTGCCACTGAAAGCATACTAGCAGGTGTGCCGGCGTTTGTCATAGCACCTGCGGCTAATGCTGCAAAGCCAGTCTGCAATACAGATTTAAGTAAAATAGAAACACCCTGGTTACCCGACAGCGATCTGATATATAAGTGGGCTTGCCACCTGGCATATGGACAATTCCATACTACAGAACTAGCCAATGGCACAGCCGCCCGAATACTAAAGGAGACTCTTAGTGCGTGAACAATATGGATGGTACTTTCCGGACATTGAAACACATTTCCCAGAAATGTTAGGCAAGAATATCAAAAAGGGCGGGCCCGCTGAGTATCAACAACCGGTACGACTGCTCAGTTTACAACATGTGAAGAACAAACGAACTGCCCTGGACATTGGTGCTAACGTAGGGTTGTGGTCACGTGACTTAACGCAACATTTTGATCAAGTGATTGCATTTGAACCTGTGGCAATGTTTAGAGAATGTTTACAACGCAATGTCACTGCATCAAATATCACAATAGAGACTGTGGCCTTGGGTGATTCGGAAGGACAGGTGCGCATGATAATTACAGAGGGCAATACAGGCCACACACATGTGGATCCCGCTAGTAACGGTGGCGATACTCGTATTATCCGACTTGACAGTTTAATCTTGCAGAATGTCGACTACATCAAGATCGACTGCGAAGGTTTTGAATATCGTGTGCTACAAGGTGCCCAGCAAACTATACAGCGATGCAGGCCTGTTGTTGTGATAGAACAAAAGCCGCATGATATGTATTCGAAGGAGTATGGTCAGTTTGCTGCAATTGGCCTGCTGGAAGATTGGGGCATGATCAAACTAGATCAAGTTAAAGATGATTGGATCATGGGCTGGCAATGAAAATTAGATTTTTCAGTGATGCATATAAAAGCAAACGTGCTAGTCATAGACTACGTGGAGATGTGACATGTCAAGCTCTGATGGAACAAGGTTATGATGCAAAGATACTCACCGACTGGAGTGAGGTTGATTCAGATACTGTTGTTATCTTTTTAAAACGTAGTTCAGTGGCCAGTATACAACGTGCTCGAGACCAGGGTGCCAAAACCATTTACGATCTATGCGATAACAAATTTGAAGAAAAAGGTGAATACGAGCCGTGTTGTCGCCTGGCTGATTTGGTATCTGTTAACAGTGTTAACATGGGAATTAGTACTAAAAATTTCACAGGCAAAGACAGTATTGTGATGCCAGATCCGTTTGAGCGCCCTAAACTGTCTCCAAAATTTTCTCCAGGTGGTGATATCAGTTTGTTATGGTTTGGTTCTCAAAGTAGTTTTAAATTTTTACCTCTATTAGAAATATGGCAACGGTTAGAAAAAGAAGTATGCAATTACTCTTATACCATGATCAGTGCCAAGACTGACAGAGTACTTAGTAAATTCAAATTAAGACAAGCCAAAGATGTAGTAAGCGGTATCAACTTTAATCGACTGGACATGCGAGAGTGGACCTGGGAATTGCAAGGAAAGTTGCTGGAGCAAACAGATATTGTGTTAATGCCGGTATTGACTGAGAATCCACGTACTGATACCAAAAGTGCCAATCGATTAATTGACAGCTTAATCTCCGGACGGTTTGTTATTACTACCTCTTTGCACAGTTACCTAGAGTTTGCACCTTACACCTGGCAAGGAGATTATATTGAAGGTATTCAATGGGCCAGAGCCAATCCTGGGCAAGTGTTGGATATGATCACGCAAGGACAAAAATATGTTGAAGAAAACTACTCAGCACGGGTGTTATCTAAACGATTCATAGACGAAATTATTAAACAACTTAGGAAATAATATGGGAAGTCCAAACGATTTAATTTACATTAAGACAGTGTGTCCAACATTTACAGGTTCGGTGTTAGAAATTGGGGCCAGAGAAAACTCCACTGGGTTTCGAGGACATTTTGTCCCTACTAAAGGTCAACCTCGCCTAGCCACAGAATACATTGGCACTGATATAGAGCCCGGAACAGACGTTGATGTTGTGTGTGATTTAACAGCTCCTGAAAATCCCTTGCCTAAAAATCATTTTGATCTTGTGATCTGTTGCAGTGTGATGGAGCATGTGCCAAATCCCTGGGTCATGGCTGAAAAAATATCAGAGCTGGTAAAGCCGGGCGGCAAACTATACATTGCAGTTCCGTGGGTTTGGAAATATCACGGATACCCCAAAGACTATTATAGGTTTACACATACTGCTATAGAATATCTATATCCAAATTTTACCTGGGGCAATTTTGCCTGGTCCAGCACCTCTGCAGATGATATTCAATTTCAAGAGATGGATCGAATTAGTGAACGTAAAATGATAATTGCTGATTACGATGAGGCTGGACGAAAAACTAAGAAATATATTAAATATTTGTCTATCAATATGCTCGGAACAAAAAATGCTTAATGAGAAGGTAACCGAACTAATAAACAGCGGACAAAAAGTAAAATTGCATCTTGGCTGTGGTAGCCGGTTATTCGACGGATACCTAAATGTAGACGGCGACTACATGGCTCATGATCCCAGTGTCATGATTCATGATATAACTCAACCATTTTCACTGCCAGACAGTTGTGTAGATGAAATTTTATTAGTGCATGTAATAGAACATATCAGTAGGCAGCACATTCAACCTATGTTCACGGAATTTTTGAGAATTTGCAAACCCGGGGGTTTTGTTGCGATAGAGTGGCCAGACCTGTTGAAAATGTGTCAGGAGGTTATAAAAAATCCTGATTGTTTTTGGACCCATGACAAACGTTTAATCAAACGAACAATATCGGGCATCTATGGAGATAGTGCCCGATATCCGGACCCAACAATGCTGCACAAATGGGGGTACAGTGCCGAAAGCATGTGTAAAATATTTGAACAGGTGAGATTTGCCCGGACCGAAATTCAAGGCAACCATCATGGTAAATCATCAATCGACAGCAGAGTAGTAGCATACAAATAACATGGCCGCCAAAGTAGTTAAAGAGCTCTATGGTTTTTCTGGCAATCAAATATGGTTGATGCAAAAACACAATAGACTTTTTGTGCGCAAGATCGGAAATATCACACGGAACATAGAGCGCATGCAAGCATTGACTGGAGAGTATCCACTTCCTCAATTGTACACAGTTTCAAAAAAAATGATTGATATGGAGTACTTGCACGGGCTAGATATAAAATCGTATCTTAAAACAAACAACTATGAAAAGTTGTTGGAGTTTTTATTGTGTATATTAGAAAAATTTTCTACTGGCTCTGTGAACAAAGATTATACAGAAATCTATATCAAAAAATTACAAGAAATTAACTTTGATGACTTGCCATTCACTTGTGAACAACTGTTGGATCGATTGCCCCGGCACTTGCCCAGTTCAAACTATCACGGAGATCTAACACTAGAGAACATTATCTGGACCGCGGATAGAGGATTTTTTCTAATAGATTGTGCAACAATAGAATACGATTCATACATATTTGATATTGCAAAATTAAGACAGGATTTAGAACTAGGTTGGTTTACTAGAAAAGACAATGCCAGGCTGAATGTTAAAACAAAACATATACAGCAAAAAATATTGCAACAACATCCAACAGCAAACAATGACTACTTGTTGATTCTGATGTTGTTGAGAGTGTATCGACACAGTCTGCCTGATACTCTTGAGAGAAATTTTTTATTAGAAGGAATTACATCGCTATGGAAATAATAATGCCAGCAGCTGGCTTGTCAGCAAGATTTCCTAACATGCGGCCAAAATATATTTTGTCCGATTTTAAGGGCCGGATGATGTTTGAACGATCCTTGGAATCCTTTATCGGCAAGCACAACATTACCATTGGTATTTTAAAAGAGCACAACGACACCTACAATACCTCGGAATACATCAAACGCGAATACGGAGATTCTATACAAGTAGTAGTGTTAGCAGCACGAACCACCGGTCCTGCAGATACTGTTTATCAAATTTTGAAACAAACAGGATTAACTACTGAAGAGTTCCTGATCAAAGACTGTGACAGTTTCTTTGATCACGAGCACCAAGAAGGAAATTATATTTGCGTTTCTAGTGTAAAAGATCACGAAATACTAAAAAGATTAGCGTCTAAAAGTTTTATAGTGTCCAATGATCAAGGAATCATCACCAGCATCATTGAAAAGCAAGTTGTGTCGGATAAGTTTTGTGTGGGCGGTTACAAGTTTGAATCTGCTGATTTGTTTATATCTGCATTCGATAAACTACAAAATTCTCACGTGAAGGAAATATTTGTCAGTCATGTTATTGAGGAATGTTTAAATTCTGGAGTAGTTTTTAAAGAAAGTACAGTGCATAATTATGTTGATGTGGGCACTGCCGAAGACTGGTTTGAGTACAACGACAAGGCTGTGATTTTTTGTGACATAGATGGAACTATTATCAAAGCACAATCTAGAACAGAAATAGGATCCAAACCAGTAGCATTAGAACAAAATATATTAGCAATCAAAAAATTAATAGCAACAGGCAGTGAGGTTGTTTTTACAACAGCTCGACCTGCTCAGCATCATGCTATCACAGAAAAAATGTTAACTGAATTAGGATTTGTTAATTTTAAATTACTATCTGGGTTATCAAATGCTAAACGCATCTTGATTAACGACTACAACGAGGCAAATCCTTACCCTAGAGCAGTGTCTATAAATATCAAACGCGATCACGATAATCTTCAAGATTTTTTATGAAACAAAAAATAGCAATATTCTACACAGGTGATCGACGACACAACCTAGAAATTACTAAACAGAATCATCAACGACTGTTTGATCAAATCAAACAAATTACAGACATCAATATCTATTGGTTTACAAAAGATGACTCTGCCCGTGGCGTATGTCCGTACGAGGAAGGAGACCCCAACTTAGATACTGCTTATCGCCGGGGCCAAGGCGGCGGGATACAAGTTTGGGATTTTGTAAGAGGTTGCGAACGCACTACTGAACCTTACGTAATGAGGTTACGTACTGATGTTTGGTTCACTGATTCTAGCATAGATATAATTTGCGAAGAGATTAAAAATATTCTAGTAGGTCGAACAGACATTGCTTATTTTGGCAGTGACTGGATTCACGAAAATGCCGGAAAAGTTTATCAAAAACTAGTCGTAATTGACAGAGTTGCTGGAGGTGTACAAGACTTTGTTATCATTGCCAATCGGACTCGAATGAAACCAGGCCCGGAAGTAATAGACTATGTTTCAAGTCTTGCAGCAAAAAAACGTCGTAGTGGCAACAATCTTTTTAAGTTGTTGATTCCCATGCGAGTCACAGAAGACGGACTGTATTTTCAAGAGATTGATGCTTTTAGAATACTATGCCAAACCTGGCTGATTCGCAAAACCTATAGTGAGTATCCACAAGACCTGGAGGTTTGCAAGGACTATATACAAAGTTATATACTTGACGATAAATCAGAAATAGGTAAAAAAACATTTGTAATTCCACACCCTATGCAAGATGCTGTCAATTGGTGGCGCAGTCAACACGGATGGGAACCACAAGATCTAGACATACAGGATTTTAAAAGATGGCAATTGCTGTAGTATATATTGGCCAACGAAAATTTGACTCAACTTCTAAAAAAAATCACGCAGCATTGTTTGATTTGTTAAGCACCAGGTCCAAAATAAATGTCTATGATTTTACCCGGTCCGGTCCCAGTACCAACGGTCCATTTATGTCTAGTGGTGGAGTGCAGGTATGGGACTTCTTGCAAGCACTAAAACAAACACAAGAAGACATTATTATTAAACTCAGAACCGACACATGGTTTACCCCGAGCTCTATGCTGGCAGTGTCAAGTGAACTGGATGCTATACTAGACAACAGTAATGATGTAGCATTCATGGGCGTGGACTTTACCAATCATTATGATAAAACTCACGAACGAATCGATGCCGGCACAACAAAAAAAGTAACAGACTTTATGGTGATTGCAAAAAGATCCAGTATAGACAACCAGGAATCTGTTGTGACTCGACTGAGTGGTCCCAAACACAAAAGTGGAAATG